GTGCTATAACATGCTCTTCTATATTGAATTCGGTAAAAGCCGCCCCCTCGTTAACGTCCCAATTACCTTCTAATAGCTGCTTGCGTTGCGTAGGGGGCAAAGCTTTAAGCATTTTCTCATACCTTCCGTCTGTGGCTAGGAAGGGATTATCTTCTAAACGAGCTGGTATAAACTTACGACTTAAGCCGTCTTTGCCTATAAAGCTTGTATCAGGGTCTACAGGCAGTATGTATCTGTTCTTAACCCAATGAGCACCCACACCGCCAGGGTTAGCTGTACAGCGCATGTAGGGTATAATCTCTGGATCTGTTGTACGTAGCCGTGAAGCTAGGTAGTTCCAAGAGAACTCTGTAGGTAGGTGAGTAATCTCATCAAAGCCTATCCAACTATAAGCTTGTCCCTGATAACGGTAAACGTCTGCATCCCTTTCAAGGAATCCAAACTCTACTTTAGCACCGCTAGGGAAGTTCCAAAGCTTTTCTACTTCACGATACTTACATCCTGGGAAGGCTTTAGGATATAACTCTCTACTTTTATCTATTAGCTCTCTAAGCTCTGGCATAGACCTTCTTATGATCAAGGCTCTATGGGCAGCTTTATGTGCATAGCGAAGTGGATCTACCAACATTGCATAGCTTTTACCACCGCCAGCAGCGCCACCATATAGAACGTCTGTCTCAGAAGCTGCTAAGAAGTCCTCTTGAGGTCCTTCATTAGCCTTAAAGATAATGTTCTCTTCTGCTTCTTTCTTAACAACCTTAGGAAGCTTCTCTAGCTTATCAGTCGTGATGACAGAGCCTTTAGAGGACTTCCTGTCACTTAGTTTAGATAAGACTTCTTTAGAGTTTGATAAGACTGCTTGATGACTTAAAAGCTTATTCTTTGTTTTTTGTATAAGTTTTTCTTTACTTCTTATCGTTTGCTTAGCTTCGTTAGAAGCCTTGGTTTTACTATGGAAGTTATACTGAGATTTAGAACCTACTGGTCTACCTATTTTCTTTTTAGGTGTACCATCTAGTTTTAATAGAAAATTACCTTCATCATCTTTACGGTAATCATCTGGATTAACTTCCCAATCTTTCATTATCAACCATTTTCTTTAAACCTACGTGACTTAATTTCCTACCTGTTTTATGTTCAATCCAGGCAGAACCTTCTCTCAAACTTAATACTTTAGAACTTACTAAGCCTTTAATTTCTGAGAGTACTTCTAGTTCTTCAGGTATCTCTTCTAAGATCTTAACGTCTTTATCGGATATTTTATATCCAAAAGGTATTGTAGAGCTTGTCCTACGCATCCTGAACGTAAACAACCGTTTCTTTTGCAGGAAGAATAAAGAGTCCACCCTGTACGTTATGGGTAACATCTAGTCTATCTGATTTACCTAAACCTACACGATCTAGGATGGTCTGTGCAGCCTGTAACCTTACACTTGCTTGAGGTACTGGGTCTTCTGACTCCATTACTTTAACGAGCTTTAGTGCAGCCTGAGGTGCTGATTGGGCTAAGATGTTAGAGGCTAAATCAATTATCTCTGTCTTTAATGATTTAGTTACCTGCCAGTGGCTATTAGGTGCGTAACCAGCTAGTTCTGCGGCCTTCTTAGGATCACCTCCCGTTTCAATCAAGTTGTTGAGGAATGTCTGTTGCTTAGTAGTTAATTCTTTATTCATGGTTAACCAGTATAGTGTCAGAATCGTTAAATGTCAAGAAGTTTATTTATTTCTTGACAAAATGTGTATTCAACACTATACTAGACCTTGTCGTTGCCAAGGTTACATCACTTATAAATCCCTTTAAAGACCCTTATAGTTTACTTATATTCTTCTAGTATTTTTCTATAAAGTCTTTAAAGCCCCGCCGATAGCTAGTTAACACTTTGAAGCCTTCTAAAATGTATGAGCACTAGTATATATATAGGGGGGGTGCCCTGGCCTCCTGCCCACCTTCAAAGCTTCATAGATTCCAACGCCTGTCAAGCCCTTTTATTCCCTGCCCTTTAAAGCCTCCCAAGTATATATAGATATATAAGATAGGACAGACGCCTATAAAGCCTTGCAAGCCTTCAAAGTTTCAAAGGTTAGGCTCTGGTTAACTAGGATAACAAGACTAACAAGGCTTCAAAGTAATATTTTAAAGCCTATACAATTCTATAATTATCAATACTTTACAGATTAAATAGTCAATCCTTGCAAAATAATATTAAAAACATGTTGCACTTTGAAACAAAACAAAATATTGTGCCTTCCAAGTCGCGGCAATTCCGCCAAGGCTAGATACATTTAAAGGATATTTAATATGGGTACTTTAACAACTGTAATCATCAACGGCCGCAATGTTCAAATAGATTTGGAGACACCGGCAACATATAAACAACTTCAACATCTTGGACGTATTGTTAGTGGCATAACGCCAAATATGACAGACAAGCCTTCTTCAGAATCTTGGGGTAAAGCCCGCAAAGTACCGGCGACAATCCTAGGATACTTTGAAGGTAAATATCCAACAAAGGCTTGGGTACAAAAAATCTTGGATATGAAAAATCCCAAGCTTCCCAAGGAAATAGAGAAGTTAATAACAGTGGAAGTTAAAAAGGTTAAGAAGGTTAAAGAGCCTTCCAAGCCTTCCGATTTAGATATAAAAGACATTATTGCCTTTTTAAAGTCTCAAGGCTTGGAAGTCTCTAAAGCTTCTTAACTTTTAAACTTTAAAACTATAAAGCCCTCAAAATTTCGAGGGCTTTTTTTTGTCTAAAATTTGAAGCCCTCATAATTTCGAGGGCTTTTTTTTGTCTAAAATTTGAAGCCCTTGTAAGCCTTCCAATCCTATACCCGTGTCATGGTATTACTTCCAGCTAAAAAGCCCTCAAAAGGCCTTGTAGAGGCCTTAGAATCGATTTCCTTACAAGCCCTTCAAGCCCTTACAAGCCCTTCAAGCCCTTACAAGCCCTTCAAGCCCTTCAAGCCCTTACAAGCCCTTCAAGCCCTTACAAGCCCTTCAAGCCCTTACAAGCCCTTCAAGCCCTTCAAGCCCTTATAGATCTTGCGGGTATATATAGATATTTTTTTCAATGTATATATGACAGGTCAGACGGCATTATATATACAATCCAATATATACAATACCAGGTTTTATATACATGGATAATTTTGCTATATAATCCAGGAGGGCCTAATATAAACTATAGTATATATGACAGGTCAGACGGCACTATAATAAGAGCTATACTTATTAGGGGTTGCTGTCGTGGTTTTGGTGTGCCACACTTTGCCACGTTGGTCGCTAAAGACCTTTAAGTCTTATAAGTCTTTAGTATTTATAAAGTTTCTTTAATAATTTAATGGAGTTTTATCATGTTAATATTTGATTATAATAGTAAAAAAGAGTTGAGAGAGAACATCGGTAAGAGACTTAGATACATTGAAACATCTATGTTTGGTTTTGAATATAAGAATGATGGCTTTTTAACTGGGGCCAATCGTCCTCATATAACTAAGCGAGGTCGGGAGTTCTTTGCGAATGTACAAATGAAAGATGGCATAATCATGGAGGTTAAATAATGATAGTGACTAGGACATCAATGATGAGCAAGATTGAAAGGTCTATAGATCTGGACGTTACCGCTGAAGAAATAAATGCTTGGCGGTCTGGAATACTTATTCAAGATGCAATGCCTAGATTGAATGAACATGAACGAGAGTTTGTTATCTCTGGGATTACTCAAGAAGAATGGGACAGTATGGGAGAATTACTATGAATGATTATGGTGATGGTACAGGTAAGTGGCACAGCCAGACTAAGGCAAAGTTCAAGGTTCTAGGAGATGAGTCACTCAAATATATCATGTTTGATTGTCGGCAGGCTTTAAAAGCTATGCCAGATAACCCAAAGGCAGGGCAGTACATGGATGAAATCCATTATTGTCTTATGGAGTTATCAAGGCGTCGTATCAACGCTTATAAAAACTAAATAAAGAGGAGAAATATAATGTCTTTACTTGAAGCATGGGATTATGAAATTGCAAGACGGTATGCGATAGAAGAAATACTCTTGCACAACGTAGATCCACAGGAATTTTATGATGAATGTGGATTTAAAAAGAATTATATGGGTTCAGAAGTATTAACTTTTTTGGGGTATTAAAATATGAATGATAAAATGGCAGTGATTAAATTAGTAAATGACTTAGAGCGTATGGCAGATTGGCTCGTTGATAATGTAATAGACTTTGATTTAGATATGCAGCAAGAAACCTTGAACGAGTTAATACTTAAAGTTGATAATGTAAGTGATGTTCTACATACTATAACGGCACAAACAACGGTAAAGACAAAGGAGTTTCACTATGGATTTTATATTAAATGATCTTGAACAGATGGTTGATTGGCTAGACACCAAGGTAAATGTAGATGAGATCCATGTAAGGCAGGACACTATGAAAGATTTATGGCTGGCAGTCGAAGGGTTGCGAGATGTTCTAAATACTATAGAAGAGGAGGAGTTTGAATGAAAGTTTTAATAGCCTATGAAAGAAGTGGTGTTATTAGAGAAGCGTTCAGGGCTTTATCTATCGAGGCTTATTCAAATGATCTAGAGCCTACCGATATTCCTAGTCCTTATCATCTACAGTGTGACGCTAGAGATGCTATAGCCCATAAGGATCACCAATGGGACTTGATAATTATGCACCCTATGTGTACAGCACTGGCTGTATCAGGTAATTCAACCTATGCAAAGGGTAAAGAGAAGCATCATCTTAGATTAGCTGCTATAAAAGATACCTTAGAGGTCTTTGAACTGGCTAAAAAACATTGTAACAGGGTAGCAATGGAGAATCCTGTCGGTGTATTACCTATAAAACCTACACAATACATACAACCTTGGCAGTTTGGACATCCTGAATCTAAAAAGACAGGTCTTTGGCTGCATAATCTACCTGAGTTAAAAGAAACTGATAATGTATACGCTTTATTTCAAGCATTACCTAAGAATAAACAACAAAGACTACACTATCTACCGCCATCTAAGGATAGAGCTAAGCTACGTAGTCAAACTTTCGATGGTGTTGCCGCAGCGGTGGCTCTTCAATGGGGAATATTATGAAAACTAAAAGAGTTTACCCAGAAAATAGCGGTGCCTTGATAGAAGCGGTGTCGGCTTATTATGTCATATCAGATACTCAGGGAGTATCTGTAAAAACCCACTGCGTGTTGGCAAGGGTTGTTATTGACAAGGATTATAATCAGCCTAGCAAACATATTGAGGAAGGTCTTAAGATCTTTAAACAATTTCAAGACTTATATAGTAACCATGAAGATGGTGATGTCACTGTGTCTCTGACCGTTGAAGACTACTGTGTAAATTTGTAAACTTAAAACTTAAAAAGGTAAATAAAATCATGAATAATGTTACTAATATGTTTAAAAACTCTAATGCTTTAGAAACTTTTGGAAACTATGGTGATGCTGATTTCACTGTTGATAAAGCACCTCTTACTTATATCACTAATGAAGGTGAAGTGCTCAGATCTAGAAAAGAAGTTATATACAGAACAGACACAGGTGTTGAGCTAGGTATTCACGGTGCTAGGTATTCTAATACTGAAGAACTAAGCTATCGCAAAATGATAGATAACCAAAGGCTCTGTATTGAACGCTCCGGTTTAGATATCAATGGCTTAGAAGAAACTATTAGAGTCTCACATCATGGGGCCAAGTGTTTTGTTCGCCACTCTTTACCAGCCGTTGCATTCATGACACCAGATGGCGATACAGCAACTCTTAGTTTCTTATCCGTATCTTCCCTTGATGGTAGCTGGCCTTTTATTATGAGCGTTGGTGCCAACCAGAATGCTTGTATGAATGGACAAGTCTTTGTTTCTAAAGCAGCAATGCTTTATAAGAGTAGACATACTAAGAACCTAGATATTGATAAAGGTGCTAGGGTAATTCATGAAGCCACAAAGGTATTTGAAATGGAAGTTGATCTTTGGTTTCAATGGGCTAAAGAAACTAAAACAGATATGGAAGCATTCCTTTCTTTTGCTAAGGCTGCTCAAGCTAAGTTTGTATTCTCTTACCTTAAAGAGTTTCCTAATGCTGGTGTAGGTGAGCTGCTTACACAGCCACATATATATAATAATAGTGCATTGACTTATATGTTTAAGGCTTGGGATACTCATTATTCTAAAGTCCTTGGTAAAAATAAGTGGGCTTTGTATAACACCATGACTGATTGGTCAACTCATGCACCATCATCAACTCATAAAACAGCTAATAATATAGCAGCTATCTCTTATAAAAGAACAGAACAAGTTAAAGAAACTATGATAACTATGGAGAAAATTAGAAATGTATAAGACACATGCAACTAAGATTCAAGCATTCGCTCAACGATCACCAGACAACATGTCGCTTGTTTGTATGATGGTTTCACTATCTATTCAACAGAATTGGTTAGGGGTTGGCGAGGCTTTGAAGGATGTCGTTGATAATAAAGAAGATTCTAAACATCTTTGGGGTTTTAAAAAGGACACCTATAGATATATCATGACACATAAACACAAGATACATGGGCAGATGATGGCTGTCATCAACTCACATAAGGATGATAAGGATAAGGCGTTATCTTTGATGACAATATTCTTAAGAGTACCAGGTCTTGGATTGCCTAAGGCAGGTTTCATGTGTCAATTATGTGCTGGTCTTGTAGGTTGTATGGATATTCACAACATCCGTATGTATAATTTAGATATAAAAGACTTGACACTAGCTAAAAACCCTAAAGGTGACAAGGGTATGGCTACAAACTTAGCTAAAATTGTAAACTATGTGGATCTTTGCACAACTTATGGAACAGAAAACCTCTGGAATAGTTGGTGTGAATACTTATCTACTAAGTCTATTCATTGGGTTGATGGTAATCACGTTAGTGAAGTTCATTATAGTTACCTGATAGGCTATGAGTAAAGTCTTTAAAGACTTTAAAGTCTTAAAGATCTTTATAGTTTTAAAGAATGTTTTAATAAACTATTAAAGAATAACTATAAAAATCTTTAAAGACTTAAAAGATTTGATTGTACAGTATTTTTAGAACATGTGCAACCCCTTTGTTGTTAGTTTTGTTGGGGTTGACACGTTGGGAAGGTTGTGGCAAAGTGTGCCAGAAGTTGTGAAGTTTTTATTATTAAACCAAGGAGAGTCAGTATGAAAATAGCAAAGCGTAACAGGTACTACGGTATAACTTATAAGAAATACTATATTGGTATTGTGTTTGGTAAGAACAGACGTAGCAAGGTATCCAAATGAATATAGAAATAGATATTGAAACAGAAGAACAGATCGCTATTCATTACCTTAAAGAAATCTATATAGACTTATTAGAATTACTTAATATAGAAAACAATATGCGTAGTGATGATGAGGAATTAAAGGTAGTAGACCTAGAAGATTACTCTGCTTATGATTATAGATTAGATGCTGTAGAAACTATCTTACATTATATCTTACCAGTTGGAGAAGTTAATGAGTTTATTGATGAGGCAAATGACTTGTATCTTGAGGAAACCAATTGATTTTATTAAGAATCTTTGGGTAGACATTAAAGAAGGAGAGCTGCTTAGGCATGAGAAAATCATATTGCAGTTAGCTGTCATACTTCTAGTCGTTATCTTACATGAAAATATAGTAGGTGGATGGACATGATAATTAAAGTTTGCCAAGAATGTGGTGTTAAGTTCCAAGCTCGTAGCGGAGCCAACAAGAACTGCGGTACAGTATGTGGTAATATCAGTGCGAATAAGCTGAAGGCTGCAAGGTATCTAGCTAAGTCGGGCTGTGTTAAAAGTAAGGGTGCAATATTAAATGATGTAAGACAGTCAATTGAGAATCGTGTTCCTGGTATTCCATTAGCAAGACAGCTATGGAATAAGAAAATAAACTTAGAGGTGACAGCATGAGCGACATGCAAGCAATACTGGTTGACAGTATGGGTGATGATCTTACTGTAGTTAACGCAGCAAGGGTTAGTTTTCATAGCCATAGCGATGAGTTGAATAAAAAAGATAAAGGCTTAATTACTTTCTTAGCTAAGCATGGACACTGGTCGCCCTTTGCACATGTCATGTTACAGTTTAGAATGAAGGCACCCATCTTCGTGGCTAGACAATTGGTTAAACATCAGGTAGGGTTGACATGGAACGAGGTTAGCAGGCGCTATGTCGATACAGACATAGAGTTCTACGGGCCAAAGGTATGGCGCAAAGCTGCTGAGAATGTTAAGCAAGGCAGTAGTTCAGAACCAAGTGGATGGGAGCCAGGATGGTCTAACGTAAGTAATACGATGACATCACAACAACTGGCACTGGCTGAGTACTTCGATGCTATTGACTCTGGTGTCTGTATGGAGCAAGCTCGTATGCTTCTACCACAGTCAATGATGACTGAGTGGTACTGGACAGGGAGTCTTATAGCCTTTGCTCGTATTGTTGAGCAACGGACACACAGCACAGCACAACTTGAAACACAAGAGGTTGCTCTGTTAATTAAGAAAGCTTTAGATGAGAAAGAAACAATCACACATTCTTGGAGAGCGTTATGTCTATAAGCAGTAGTATTTTTATACACGATACAAAGTCAATAAAGATTGTTAAATGTATCGAAGGGGTGAATGGTTCTAATCATACTAGCTGGGACATTACTATCACTGATAAAGCTGGTGAGACTCTGAAGGTGTTTTGTTTTGGAGATGACTTTAAACTTATACAGGACAACACAGTAGATGAGTAAGATCATAGAAGATGTGATAGAAAAGATAGAGCTTAAGGATAAGATAGCAACCTTGGAGGCAAGGCTCAGTGTGTTACAGCGTTCAGCAGTTAGGGACGAGGGAGCATTGTGGGGTAAGTTCTTCAAGAAACCACAAGGGGAAAAGTAATGACAACTAAAAGTACGAGAGATGAACTGGGTTTCTATGAGTCGTTAGATGATGGATGGGCTAGGATATTTGCACTGATGTTAGGGACTAGACAACCTAACAAGGCAGTGAAGAAAGAGTTCGCAGTCTTTGTAGAAAAAGAATTAAAGAAATCAAATTTAGACTTGATGTTTATCGCTGAAGATGATACTCTTAATTTCTTTACAAAGTTCTTAGAATACTTAATGGACGGTAAGGAGGCATCCCAACTTGAGCTTCAATTGTTAAACAAAAAACTTAAAACATTTCATAATAAACTAGGAGTAATTATATGCCAGTAGTAACAGGAACAGCTTATTGGGCCAGCGTGTTGACACCTAACACAAACTATGAACCAGTGTATACTGTCAACTTAGTGGTGCCAGACGATGTGGCAAAGACCTTTAAAGATAACGGCTTCACCGTCAAAGAGATGAACGAGGGGCCAGCGGTTATCATTAAACGTAAGGTCAATGGCCCTAAAGGAATGATCAGACAAGCACCTGAGTTGCTTGATAAGAATAAGCAGCCGATCAATGTCAATGTAGGCAACGGATCTACTGTCAGGGTGTTGTATAAAGAGTGGTCTTCAGAATATAAAGGGAAACTCTTTAAAGGATTGGACTTCTGTAAGATGCAAGTAATTGATCTTGTTGAGTTCGGTGGGGTAGATGATGATTTTGATATTATAGAAGACGACGAGGAGATTGATGACTTATGAGTAACTTTACATACAAAACACCAGCCGGTGTATACGATGTAGAAAAACTAAACGACACGGCAAAGATAGCTTTTAATTATCTAGCTGAAATTCAAGCAGAGGTACAGACACTAACTAAGAGGACAGATATTCTTAATGCCGCTGCCAGTTCTTATAACAATCTTATCCAAGAACATCTAGATGATGAAGCCTTGGTGGATGAACAAGAGGAGGAAGTAGTAAAGTCTTAAACAATAGGGGGTGTAAAAGCCCCCTTTCTTTTATAGCTAAGGAAAACAAAATGGGATTTGTTAAGTATCATCAACCGTGTTTAGAATGTGGCGGCAGTGACCCAGTATCAATTAACGACAACGGTACTGCTATTTGTTTTAACTGTAGGAAATGGTATAAGAATTATGAGGCTGAAACTAAGAACGTAGTAAGCTTACAAGAAACAAAAACTAACATGCGTATGGGTTCATCAGGAGAGTTCAACGCATTAACTGATAGAAATATCTCCGCAACTACAGCTAAAAAATATGGTGTCAAGTCTGTATTAGCTGACGGTAAAATAGTAAAGCATTCATACCCTTATTTTATAGCTAATGAGATTGCAGGCTATAAGGTAAGAGAGCCTAATAAAATCTTTATATGGCAAGGAACTTCAAAAGGCACTGGGCTTTTTGGAGAACAACTGTTTCAGAACAAAGGTAAATACATTACAGTAACGGAGGGAGAGTGTGATGCGATGGCAGCTTATGAGTTGCTGGGATCTAAGTGGCCTGTAGTATCGTTAAAGAATGGAGCTGGTGGCGCACCTCAAGACTTTAAAAATTCTTTAGAGTTCTTAGAAAACTTTGATAACGTAGTAATAAACTTTGACAATGATAAACCAGGAAGAGAAGCTGCTAGAAAAGTAGCTAAACTTCTTACGCCAGGCAAGGCTAAAATACTGTACATGCCTGATGAGTATAAAGATGCCAACGATATGCTCAAACAATCCCAGCAAAACTTATATGTAACTGCTTGGTGGGCCTCCAAAACCTATACACCTTCCGGTGTAATGAACCTCTCTGATAACCTTGACAAACTAAAAAACCGTGAGAGAAAAGAATGTGTTCCCTATCCTTGGGAGGGCTTAAATAAAAAGCTTTACGGCATGAGACAAGGTGAGCTTATTACCTTGACAGGTGGTACAGGGCTAGGTAAATCTAGTATCACCCGTGAACTAGAGCACCACCTAATAGCTAACACGAAAGACAAGGTAGGTATCCTAGCTCTTGAGGAAGATTGGACACGTACTGCTGATGGCTTACTATCTATCGAGGCCAACACTCGTTTATATATTGACGAGGAACGGGACGCTTATGGACAGGATAAGTACTCAGAATTATCTGAAGAGTATTTAAATGGTAAGAACAAAGACCGTGTTTGGATTCATGCTCACTTCGGTGCTAATGATTTCGAGGATATCATAAGTAAATTACGCTATATGATTATCGGTTGTGGTTGTCGCTGGGTTGTAGTAGACCACTTACACATGCTCTTATCATCTCTAACTGCGGGAGATGAGCGTACTGGCATTGATAATATTATGATGCGACTACGTAAACTCGTAGAAGAAACGGGTGCAGGCATGGTGCTGGTGTCCCATCTAAGAAGAGTCGAAGGCAACAGAGGACACGAAAACGGTATCACTGTTTCATTGAATCACCTGCGAGGTTCACAAAGTATAGCCCAGCTAAGTGATTGCGTCATTGCACTAGAGCGTGATCAACAGGCTGAAGATCCACAAGAAGCTAACACAACACATCTCAGGGTGCTTAAGTCTAGGTATACAGGTGACGTAGGTCTTGCATCACATTTGCTATATGATAAAACTACTGGTAGATTACATGAAGTAGAAATAAATGAAGAAGACTTTGAGGAAATAATATGACTGCCTACGTATTCGATATAGAAACTAATGGACTTGACCCTGATACAATATGGTGTATGTCTCTATTAGATGTAGACACAGAGGAGCAGTTCAGTTATGGGCCAGAAGTGTTGGGTCATGGACTTTTAAAATTAATGGACGCAACTAAACTTATCGGTCACAACATACTGGGGTTTGATATCCCTGTGATAAAGAATATAACAGGTATAAATCTCTTCAATAAAACTATAGTGGACACTCTTGTCTTATCTAGATTATTTAATCCGGTAAGAGAAGGCAACCACGGATTAGAACGCTGGGGCTATCACTTAGGTAGTGCCAAGATAGAGTTCAGTGACTATGATAATTACTCTGAAGAGATGCTGAAGTATTGTGAGCAGGATGTTTACCTTAACTATAAAGTTTATAAAGCTTTAAAAAAGGAAAGCGCAGGGTTCACTAAGGAAAGTGTAGACCTAGAGCATAAGGTTTCTATTCTTTTAAACCAACAGAGGAAGCAAGGCTTTCTTTTAGATCAGGAGAAATGCGGTAAACTTCTAGAAGAGTTGAGTAATCTATCCCTTGAAGTTCAAGAAGAGATTATTAAAACAATGGGTACACCTTCTGAAGAGTACGAGCTTAAGCCTAAGTATACTAAATCGGGGAAGCTTTCTAAGCTTGGTTCGATTACAGGATCTCACAAATCTTCACACCTTAGCGAACAACAGTTTGATTATTTCAATACTAATGGGGCAGAGTCTTCAATACTCTTGACAGTAGAGGATGACTTCAATCTCAATTCCCGTAAGCAGATTGGTGAGAGACTTATTAATTTAGGATGGAAGCCTTCAAACTTTACACCAACAGGCCAACCGATAATAGACGAAGGCACTCTTAAGAAAATCAAAGACATCCCAGAAGCTTTGTTAGTTGCTAAATACTTTATGCTACAGAAAAGAATATCTCAGTTACTATCTTGGTTCAAAGAACTCAACGAAGACACGGGCAGAGTACATGGTTTCGTTAATCACAATGGGACTATCACAGGTCGTATGACTCATCGCAGTCCTAACATGGCACAGATACCTAGCTCTTCTTCAGAGTATGGTGCTGAGTGCAGAGCTTGTTGGACTGTTCCAGAAGGGTATAAGTTAGTAGGCATTGATGCTTCAGGTTTAGAACTTAGAATGCTGGCACACTATATGAACGATAAGGAGTACACAAATGAAGTCATTAACGGAGACATTCACACCACTAATCAAAAACTTGCTGGACTTGAATCAAGAAATCAGGCGAAGACATTCATTTATGCGTTCTTATACGGAGCAGGAGATGCTAAAATTGGAACAGTGGTTGGTGGAACTAAAAAAGATGGAGCAAGACTTAAGAAATCATTCCTCAATAATCTACCACCACTTAAATATCTTAGAGACAGAGTTAAAAGAGAAGCGGCAAAGGGATTCGTTAAAGGTTTAGATGGTCGTAAAGTATTTGTAAGAAGCGAACACGCTGCACTTAACACAAAGCTACAGAGTGCTGGTGCAATCGTCATGAAGATGGCTAAGATTATCCTAGCTGATAAGATGAAAGACTTAGATGCTAAGTTTGTTGCTAATGTACATGATGAGTGGCAGATCGAGGTCATTGCTGAGCAAGCTGACTTGGTTGGTAAACTAGGAGTGGAGTCTATTATAGAAGCAGGTCTTCATTTTAATATGAACTGTCCTTTGGACGGAGAATATAACGTAGGAGATAACTGGTATGAAACACATTAATCCACAAACAGGAAGACCTTTTTACTATAAAGATAATCCAGAAGCTGTTAAGCTTAGAGATTCTAAAAGAATGTATTTAGATGGTGCAGAAGTATCTAAGAAGCACCCGCTACACAAACCAGGTAAGTATAGTTCTTTCGAGGACGCAGCCTTCTCAAGCTTAGGTACATACGCTACTCGTAAAGAAGGTTACGTTTATGTTATTAGTAACCCTGCTTGGGACGGTTGGTTTAAAGTTGGTAAGGCTGTTGACGCTGATGATAGGTGTAAGTCTTATAATACCAGTAGTCCTTTAAGAGATTTTAAAGTAGAATATAAGATCTATGTAGAAGACAGAAACAAGTCTGAAAAAGTAGCGCACACTAAAGCTCTAAAGCAATCCGAAGAATACACAGGGGAGTGGTTTAAAATATCTTTAAACTCTTTAAAAGATATTTTAAATTCTCTACCCGTCATTGAAACAGAGTACGAGGAGAATCAAATTGTCCAACAATCTTTCAACTTCTAAAACATTAGATACATTGGTAGATGATATTTATAAAAAACTAAAACCTCTTGATCTTTATAAACCTTTGGAACTATCAGACGAAGACATTGATAGAACTACAGAGGATTTTAAACAAGCCCTTATTGGGTGGGCAAGACCTTCAAAACATAATGTAGGTTTCAGTGTAAGGATGTCAAACATCGGCAAGCCAGCACGACAACTATGGTATGAGAAACAATCAGTAAACCAAGCTTCTAACTTTGAGCCTTCTAATCATATCCGATTCCTTTATGGTCATGTTCTTGAGGCTGTCGTGCTGATGTTGGTCAGGCTGGCAGGTCATGCAGTTACCGACGAACAAAAAGAAGTAAGCGTCAACGGCATCAAAGGTCACATAGACTGTAAGATTAACGGAGAAATAGTAGATGTTAAATCAGCATCTGGTTTTGGCTTCAGGAAGTTTCAAGCAGGCGACCTAGCTAAAGACGATCCTTTTGGATACTTGGCCCAGTTAGCTTCTTATGAGGCTGCTGAAGGCACAGAGAATGGTGGGTTCCTTGTAATTTCTAAGGAGTCAGGAGAGTTATGTCTCTATAGGCCCGAAGATATGGAGAAACCGAACGCTCCTATACTTATAGACAACTTGAAAAAAGACCTTGACAAGGATACTCCACCTCCTTTCTGTGTTGAACCTGTACCAGAAGGGACTAAAGGCAATATGAAACTTGCACGTATATGCACATACTGTAACTTTAAATTTGAATGTCACAAAGATTCAAACAATGGTGCAGGGCTACGTACTTTTAAATACTCTAAAGGACCTGTATATTTAACCACAGTAAAAGCATTACCAAAGGTAGCTGAACTATGAATACTAAAATTATAAAGAAGATAAACCATAAAGCTCTTGAAATTTTTATGG